ATATTGTCCATTTGTAATAATTTCATTGATATCAAACATTATTCTTCTTAAGCTATAATTATATATGCTTGGATCTAAATTTGATGCTACCTCATCTACATCTTTTTTGATTATTTGTATACATTCTTTACTGTTTTTTATTCCATATTTTTGAACAGCTTTTTCTAAAACTACCACTTCATATAACGGCATAAGAATTCTTTTTGCATCTTCAATCTCGTTTTGGTAGTTACCCAATATGTAGAACACCATAGAAACTATAACGCCTGAAAATATGCCACTCACAACACCTATTGCCAAATTTTGAATCACTTCGTATGCATTCATCTAATCTCTCCCTTCTTTTTCACTCATTATAACATTTTTCGATAGCATTCTCCATTATAATTACCACACCATCCTCAATTGTCCGTTCTTTTCCTCCTCAATGCTTCCCATCCTCTGCTTTATGATCCGCTGCACAATCCGCCGCCTCCGGTAAAAGCAATTCCTGCTGATTGGGAGAATACCGTGGTGCGCTTCCAGCATATCGTAGCTTGTCCCGATCACGATGGACTCTGCCAAATATTCCGCTATGAAGCTGTCTACTTGATTGCAGATTTCGAATACTTCCTCTTCGTTCACAAGACATTCCCCCTTTCATTGTAGCAACAAAAAACCAAGTACTCCGGTTGGCACTTGGTTTATACTACTATTTTATTTATTAACTTTATGCAGAAACTTCATTGACTAATTGAATTATCGCAACA